TCCTGATTGTTCGCCAGTTGCGATTTCTTCTAACCTGAGATCGTTTACGTATGTACTTGGCATAATTTAATCCTATAGTTTACTATGATATATTAAAACATCAAAATAATTAATATTTTTAAGCAGCAATTTCATCCCAACTTGGTGATTGACTGTCGTCTATGGTTGACCAACCTGAAGTTTGGCAGTCGTCTATAGTTGACCAGTTTGGCGTTTGTCCGTCGTCCACTTCTCCCCAAACCAGTACAAAAGGTGTGCCTGTAGTTCCCACTTGTCCTGTAGGAGTAACGTTTGCTTTAGCTATAGTGCTTACCGTACCTAAAGACGAAGTAATTTCAAAACCGCTTACGTTAAATCTGTTATCGGTTTTAGTTGTAGGTGTGCCTAAAGCTGAAGTTGAACTTAGTCCAGTAAGTGTTACGTTAGCTTCACCGTCGATAGCAAGAGAACCAACGTTGCCTGTAGCTTCTTGCCCTGTAGGTGTTACGTTAGCCTTAGCAACCGTAGTAATAGTTCCTAATGCACTTGTACTTCCTTGACCTGTGACGCTTACGTTTGCTGCTGCGTTTATAGTTGGGCTACCTAGAGCTGACGTACCTACTTGACCTGTAGGAGTTACATTTGCTTTAGCTATAGTAGCTACAGTGCCTAAAGCAGAAGTAATTTCAAAACCAGTTACATCAACATTAGCTTTAGCTATAACAGTAGGGTCACCAAGAGCACTTGTACTTGATTGTCCTGTAGGGAAAACGTTAGCGTCTGATTGTATTACTACGGTAGGAGTACCGACGGAAGAGTCTAAAGAAGGAAGGACAGCTACAGCTTGAGCGTTTACACCTACACCGCTAACTGCTCCAGTGAGCTGATAACCAGTTACTGATAAATTGTTATTAGTAACTAAAGTTATAGAGCCAAGATTTGAAGTTGCTCCAAGTCCTGTTAGTTCAACAGGTAGGGCAGTGCTCCAGGCACCTTCGCCCCAAGTGCCTCTACCCCAACCGTTGATTATAGCCATTACTGGCTCCTATTAGGCGATTCTAATAATAGCTGTACTAGATGCTGCTGCTGGAAAAACAATAGTAAAATCACCAGCAGTTGAAGTCTTGTCACCACCAAAATCTATAGCTGCAACTGATGGATCACCAGCTTCTGTGTCGTTATAAATTAAACAACCTCTAGCAGTTATAGTAGCAGTACCAAAAGTTAAGTCAGCAAAGTCTGTAAAAGCAGTAGTACCACTAGAAGTAGGAGTTACGTTAGTTAACGCAGCACCGCCTGCAGTGTAGTTAGTACCACTAGCTTCACCAGTTACAGTATAAGCTGTAGTGGTAGCTCCTAGAGTAGCTGAACTAGTGTACAAAGCTAATTTAAAACTGTCGCCTGTTGAATTGGTAAAATCATGAGTACCAGTCAACAGCTGAGTTTTAAAACTAGTTGTAAGTGTTGATGTAATTGCCATTTAAAGCTCCTTTAAAATTTTAGCTAAATTTTCATGTCCTTGTGCTTTCAATAGGTTAGACATCGTGCATCGCTCACTATTGATTGCCTGCTTTATATGATAAAGTATTGTGTTATAAATAGCTACCTTAAATGCTTCTGCTTGTTGTCTTATATGTGGTGCAGCGTTTTCACTTATACCTATTATTCTATCAGTTAACCTTTCCGCCCACCACTCAGCTGAATGACCTCTATTAGTCTCAGTTTGTACGCTTATAGCACCTAAATTTGATTGTACAATATCGTCTAGCATATTAGTATCTTTTAGCTTCTGGAGGTGTATCAATAACCGTTCTTATTTCGGTTATGTTTTTTAAATTTTTTTCATATTGTTTTTTGTCAAATTCACTACAGGTCATGGGTATAAAATTACGATTTTCATCTATATCTATAATTATAGGGTCGTCAAGTCTGTGGTAGCCATATAATTTTTCTTTTAACGGTAAGTCTGTATCAAGTAAGCTGGACTGTGGTGCTACTCCTATGTTTATACCTATATCATTACATTTAGCTATCCAATATTCACAACAAGCTCTACCTTGCTCAGCAAAGTGTACATTACCTTTATAACTAAAATCAACTCCAAACAAATTAATTTGTCCTACACGTTGATAAAAAGCATAAGCTATAGCAAAAGCTACCGTATTGTTTAAATACGCACACTTAGCGTCATTAATAACTTCGTATAATGGGTACTCAATTACACTAGGAGCTCTGTCATCAAGTTCACAAGAATAAATAGGAGTAGTAGCTTTAGGTAACCATTTACGCATAATACCTGTTTGTGTACCTGCGTCTTCTGTGTCTAAAAATCTACTAACAGGGTCTAACATAAAAACTCTATCACATTTAGTGATAGCACCCATACAATTTATGCCCCAGACTTCATCATACTCCTTACTGTGAGCTAATGATAAATGAAAATCTACTTGACTACGTCCGATGGCGACTATGGCAATATTACTGCCAGCTAATTTTTCTTCCTTCATGCTTGTGGTTCTCTCCGTATCTCATCATACCTGTATTGGTCTCTAGTTGATTTAGCTTCACCAAGATTTTTCAAACTTAGTAAAGCCTCCTGAAACTTTGATTCATAAATTGGCATACTTTCAAAATTTTTGAGATACATACACCCTTCTACTAAACTTCCGTAAAGCATTGCGTTAGGTGCATTTTTAGACAACCATGTTGTTTCACTACCAGAAGTGGTAGTAAGTGAGGCTGGTCTATAATAATAGTGCAGTTCCATATTGTAGTTAGAATCTGGTGTTGGTGCAAGTATGAAAGTATTATCATCAAACTCACCAAAATATTTAGGTAGTCCTGTTGTGGACGCATTAGGAGTATAATCCCTAATGAAAGAAACTTGTTTTAATAATAAATAATTATAATTACTGTCACCGTCTATAACAGCTAAACTAAACGGTGCTAAAAAATCACTGGGAGTTGCTAAGTATGTATTACTAGCGGTTACTGTACCTGTAACATTTTTTCTAAACTCATCAAGCTGTACATTTTTTAATATACGCTCTTCTGTAGCTTCTATAAAATTAGGTAAATTAGTAACAAAAGTACTTTCTGTACTTTCAAGATAGTCTTGTATGGCTGTTTTTAAATCTGTATAAGTCCAACTCATGTTGTTACCGTTACTGTGCCTAAACTACCTGTCATCGTTTTCATGTACCAGCTAGTTCCTATAATATCGTCAGTAGTATTATACTGTGGATTTGGGCTAGAAGTACGAATTATACCGAATCCAGTTGTTGGTGCAGAAATTGTGGGACGTGGTTCGTATAATGCTTCAGGGTCAGTTGGTGACCTTGAAGGCGTAAGCTGTGGATGTTTAGGCTCGTAGCACTCTCCACAAACTTTAAAACCTGTCCACTCTTTACGTAAATCTAAATATGGAAAATCAAAACCACATCTATCACAAATAGCTCTTGAGTATTTACCCTGAGCGTAAGCCATTAATAAAATCTCCTAGAAGGAGTAAGCATTAATGATGCTCTATTTCTGTCCTCGTCTGCTGCTAATTTAAAGTCTTGTTCGTATTGTTGTTTTAAAAGACCTGCTTTAGCTGGATTCTTTTTTAAAGCTATGTAATAAGCTAATCCGCTAACCATACAAGGTATAAATCTTGATGGTACTTCTGGGTCTTCAGCAGAAGTGTTTACGTCATCTATACGCTGTATTCTATAAGAAACTAATTGATAATTACTTGTATCAGGAGTTGGCCACAAATTAACTACAGGAGTTATTTGTCTGTCTACAAAATATTGAGTAGGTCTAGCTTGAGTAGTTTTAGTAGGAATATTTAAAAATTCTTGTCTACCTATTCTATCTATTTCAATATCTAATACAGGGCTTTTACTAGTATCACGTATGACAGCTGAAAGTATATCAATATCATAAGCGTTTAAGTTATAACTCGCTGTGCCTTGTGTAAGGTCAAGAGTTACTTCCGCTATAGTCCAGATATTAACACCTCTGTTAGCCCAATCAGCAAACATAATGTTTAAAGAACGTCTAGCAGTTCTAGCATCGTAACCTGTACGTTGTTCTAGTCCTGCTAGTTCGTAAGCCTCTTCTATAGTATCCGCTATATCTAAGGCAAAAGTTTTAGTGCCTGAAAAAGCCATTTACTTAAAACTCTTTAAATAGAGTTAGTACTATAACGTACGAGTCGCCACTTGAGGCACCTGTAGTTGTTAGTAGTATATCTCCTGTTTTTCCACCTGATGCAGCAGTATTTCTTATACCGCCAAATTCTGTAAAATCTTCGTCAGTTGTATAATCTGAGTTTAGATCCCAACAGATAGTATTAGTAGTAGCGTCCCACAAAAGTTTGACACTCATCCCAAAAGTTGAATAAACAATTTTAGCTAACCTTA